CGGACGACGGGGCAAGCAGGTTCAAGGAAGGATTACGCCCCAAGGACACGCGCCGGTGAGGGCCATCTTCCGCCCGAAACTGACGGCGTTTTCAAGCCCGCGCCCAGATTCTTAGCGCAGACCCGCGCGACAATTCTGGAACGGAGGATAGAGCCATGTAACGACGAAACGAGCGACCTAAATGACAACGACAACTCTGAGCAACCCACCTTCTCGACGCCTGACACCTGAACCCATCAACGAGGAAAACAATGTCCGACACCGCTTTGGTTCCCCTCAATCTCGACCAGCTTCCGTCCACCCAACTCGGCACCGACGACCAGTTCGCCGAACTGGCGAAGGGCGGCGACTACCTCGGCCGGATGCAGCTTTACACGAAGAGCAAGGCCAACATGAAGGGCCTCATTCCGCAGGGCCACTACGGCATCCCCGAAAGCGATGATTCGATCATCGACCTGGGCGAATCCGTGGACCTGCTCCCGTTGGCCCGCCGGCCGAAGGCCATCGACATGACCGACATGGAAGCGCTCGTGATCTCCTACGATATGGAATCGGAGGAGTTCAAGCGGATCGCCGCCAGGTCCACCGAGTCCGATTCCCACTGCCAGTACGGCCCCAGCTTCCTCATTTATGAGAGGAGCACCGGCCGGTTCCTGGAGTTCTTCTGCGGCAACAAGTCGAGTCGCATCGAAGCGAAGAAAATCTTTCCGTTCCTGCCGCTCACCCAGGCCGACATCAATGCCAAGGCGGCGGCCGGCAACCCGGTCGGCGACTTGAAGCCGCACGGCCCGGTTCCCGTGACCTTGAAGGTCAAGGTGGCGGAGAACCGCAAAGGCACTTGGCACGTTCCGGTCGTGGTGATGTGCTCTTCGCCCTTTACCCGACTGCCTTCGGGCGACGTGATCGTGCGTGAGATCAACAAGTTTCTCACGATCAAGGACAACGGCGTCGAGAAGGTCCAGGACAGCAAGCCGGCTCGTGCTCGGTAGTCCATTTGCACTCGGACGGACTTGCCCTGCGGCCCCGTTCGAGTTTGCCGAGGGCGGCGATGGCGACCGCCCTCGGCTTTCTTCCTCTCTTTCTTCCGCTTGGCCTCGGCCTGGGCCGGATTTTCGGTGACGGGGGATTCCAGCAAGCGGAGTTTCTGAACCATGATGCCCGACGCCGTACTGATCCAAGTTCCAAGCATCGACTTCCGCACTTTCATTGGCCTCAGCCATAAGGTGCTGGGCCGCTCGCCGGCCGCGCCTTCGGACGCCTGCCGGCGGGAGTTGTCGGATGCCGAGCGGTTCCTGAGCTGCCTCGCGGCGATGCGCGACGAGCGAGCACCCGTGGGGCTGTCGCCCCACCTGCTGAAGCATGTCTCGTTCAGTGCCTTCATCGGGGCCGACGAGCGGGACATGCTGGAAATCCTGCAACTAGCGGGGATGCCGTTCGTAGTGGTGGAGACGATTGTGCGGAGCGTCCAGGCCGCGGTCGTCACCGGCACCCTCTCCCAATGGCGGGACGCCGTTGTCTCGGGATGCAGCAAGGGCGTCCCTACGCCGGTGCGGCATTGCTTCAACAAGCTGCACGGCTTGTTCATTGCCTCTGGCCTGAATGTCTGGGGTGACTACACACCGCGCAGCACGTCGGACCAGACGTTCTTGCTCTTGGAAGACAAAAGAGGCCGCTGACCCATCCAATTTGCGCCTGTTTCTCCATGTACTAGATAGGGCACTAACGCATCTTTTGGCTCGATTCAACTATGCAGCCTTTCTTCGAGCGAGACAGCCTGACGCTGTACTGCGGCGATCTCCGCGAGGTGTTACCGACGCTGCCCGAGGCGTCGGTGGACTTTGTGGTGACGGACCCGCCTTACGGCCTCGGCTTCATGGAAAAGGACTGGGACCACGACGTTCCGGGGCCGGAGTATTGGCGGGCTATCGCTCGCGTCTGCAAGCCCGGCGCGATCGTGCTGGCCTTCGGCGGCACGCGGACCTACCACCGCCTGATCTGCGCGATCGAGGACGCCGGTTGGGAGATTCGGGACTGCTTGATGTGGCTCTATGGGCAGGGTTTCCCGAAGGCGGCCGACGTAGGCAAGATGATCGACAAAGCGAAGGGAGCCGTGCGCGAGGTCGTCGGCACGAAGCTCGGGCAGCCGGGTTACTCGCTGGCGGACAACGGCCGCACGAATGAGGTCTACGGCGATCTGCACAACCCGGAGGCGGAGTGCGCAATCACGGCCCCGGCGACCCCCGAGGCCGCCAGGTGGACGGGCTGGGCCAACGCCTTGAAGCCGGCTTGGGAGCCAATCGTCTTGGCGATGAAGCCCCTTGACGGGACGCTGGCCCACAACGCCCTGACGCATGGCGTGGCGGGCATGAACATCGACGCTGCCCGCATCGGTGAGAACCCCGGCTACAAGTACAACGCCGACCGCAATGGCACGACGTTTCACGGCCAGCAGGGTGAGCGAATCAAGCAGACGGCCGCCAAGAAGGGCAGCCAATTCATCGAATCGACGAAAGGCCGCTGGCCGGCGAATGTGGTGCTGGACACGGATGCCGCCGCCCAATTAGACGATCAGACCGGCACGCTCACCAGCGGCAGCAACAATGTCCGCACGAAGCCCGGCGACGGTTATCACGGCGGCATGGGCAAGGCGGGCGATGCCCAAGTGGCCTACGGCGACTCCGGCGGGGCCAGCCGGTTCTTCAAGGTACTTCCATGTCACGATCAAAACCTGAACTTCGACAGTGCGAATGGTGTGGCGGTTGGTTTCAGCCCGCAAAACGCTGTCGAAGATTCTGTTCTCGCTCTTGCAGCCAACGCGGATCGCCACGAGGCAACAGCATCAAACGATTCGTTGGCTCGTTTTATAGTCGTCATGCAGAACGCATTAAGGAACACCTCCGGGTGCGATACGCAACTGATCCTGAGTTCTACCGAAAGGTGCGTGCAAGAGTCAAAGCACATGCTCACGGAACTGTTGAAGTGCAGCCCTGTGAATCGTGCGGAAATCCAAAGGCTGACAAACATCATCACGACTACTCAAAGCCTTTTGAGTACCGATGGCTTTGTCGATCTTGCCATGTCAAGCAACATGCTGCGGTCCTGGGCAGTTGGGGGTCTGGGTTGTCGGCCGCGGTTCAAGTACGTCGGGAAGGCTACGAAGAAGGAGCGAGGGGCAGGCAACGATCATCCGACCATTAAGCCCGTCAAGCTGATGGAATACTTGCTCACGCTGCTTTCCACCCCGGACGGCGGCGTGATTCTTGATCCCTTCGCTGGCAGCGGCACGACGCTTCTGGCCGCCCAGCGGCTCGGTCGCCACTGCATCGGGGTCGAGTTGACAGAACACAACTGCGAGATCGCCCGAGGGAGATTGCATGTCGGTTGAAGCAGTCAAGGTCGAAGCCCAGACATCCAGCGGCACGCGGATTCGTGTGCCGGTTTTGCTGGAGCGAAAGGACGGCCGCATCTATTTCTGGGACGGTAAGGTCGGAACGAAGACGCGCTACGGGTTGATGGCCGAAGTCAAGGCCATGCGCGGCGCGCACTTTCACGGCTACGACGACGAAGGCGAGTACGCCAAGATCAAAGTCTGGTCAGTGGACGACTGCCAGCGCAATCGACTGCAAATCGGTTATCTGTGCGGCGAGGATGTCTACGCTTGGTTCGACCGGCCGCTGGAGCGCCACGAGTACCGACAATTTCTTCGCGCGGGGCAGCCGGCGGCAGTCATGCCGCACCAGTACGACATGGCCGACGCCGGCCTGACGTACCACTACCAGATATTCGGGGCCGAAATGGGCACGGGCAAGACCCTGGCCGCCCAGATGGTGATTGAGAAGTCCGGCGTTGATCTGGTGTGGTGGGTCGGCCCGAAGACCAGCATCCCGAACATCAAGCGCGAGTTCAAGTTGTGGGGCTTCCCGTTTGATCGTATCCAGGTCGAGTTCTTCACCTACGAAGGTCTCGTCCGCGTGATGGATGAATGGGACGGCTCGCAACCATTGCCCCGGTTCTTCGTGGCCGATGAATCGAGCCGCTGCAAAAACGACACGTCGCAACGCTCGAAAGCCGTTCAGAAGCTCGCGGACTTGATCCGCGACAAGTACGGCTGCGAGGGCTACGTGATCGAAATGTCCGGCACGCCCTCGCCCAAGACGCCGTGCGATTGGTGGAGCCAGTGCGAGATTGCCTGGCCCGGCTTCTTGAAAGAGGGCAGCCGCCGCGCGATGGAAGAGCGGCTGGCCTTCATGGTGGAACAGGAGTTCGATGCCGGCAAGTTCAAGAAGCGGATCGGCTGGAAGGACGACGAACGGAAGTGCGCCAAGTGCGGCGATACTCGTGAGGAAGGACCGCACGAGTTGGACGGCGTGGCGGACCCCGAGAGCTATCATCCTTTCGAGGCCAGCAAAAACGAGGTTGCCTACCTCTATGAACGGCTCAAGGGGCTGGTCGTCGTCAAACACAAGAAAGATTGCTTGCAACTGCCCGAAAAGCGATACCGCAAGGTCATTTGCAAGCCGAGCGCGAGCATCCTGCGCGTGGCCGAAGCCATTGTCAGCGCCGCGCCCAACGCCGTCACCGGCATGACTCTGCTGCGGGAGTTGAGCGACGGCTTCCAGTACCGCGAGCAACAGGACGGCATGACGAAATGCACGCACTGCACGGATGGCACGGTCGCCGAATGGACGGACCCAGAAGACCCCGAGGCGAGCTATCAGGCAATCGACCTGCTCGACCCTGACTTGAAGGCCCGACTCGTGAGGCGGACGGTCGCCTGTCCAGCCTGCGACGGTAAGCGGGAAGTTCCCAAGATGGTCCGCATCGCGCGGGAAATCCCCTGCCCGAAGGACGCCGCGCTGAAGATGCTGTTGGACGAGAACGAGGAAGTCGGCCGACTGGTCATCTTCGCCGGCTTCACTGGCTCGGTGGACCATATCGTCAAGCTGTGTCTCAAGGAAAAGTGGGACGTGGTGCGCTGCGACCAGGGCAACTTCCAGGTCTTTGCCGCCAAGAGCGACAGCCCGGACGGCGCGCTGGCGACGGAGGAAGAGCCGCTGGATTACTGGGCCAATCTGGCGGGGCACGGCAAGGTCGCCTTCGTGGCAAACCCGGAGTCGGGCGGTATGAGCCTGACGCTGGTGGAGGCCCGCATGGCGGTGTACTGGTCCAACAGTTGGAAGCCGGAGTACCGCGCGCAAAGTGAGGATCGCATCCACCGCAAGGGCATGGACGAGAACCTGGGATGCACCATCGTGGACCTGATCCATCTGCCGAGCGACGACCGCGTGTTGGACGTGATTCGCGCCAACCGGAAGCTGGAACTAATGACGATGGGTGAAGTTCTCCAAGGCGTCGATTGGAAGGATGCCGGCGAAGACGGCGAAATGTCCGTGGAGGAAGTGACGCCGTGAGTTTTGTCGCGTGCGAGATTGCGTTGTCGAAAGGGCGATGGAACTATTCTCCGTCGCCCGAGCGGGTGCGACGAAAGTTAGAGTCGCTTTTTGAGGACTCGTTGCTTGCTGTGACCTTTCGTGACTTGAGCGACGACACCGCGATTGAAGTGGAAGTGCGCGTGGATGTCTGGGAGACCTGCGAATGGGTTTGCGACACCATCTTCAGAGCCTTTCTGAAGTGGAACCCCGAGTACGAGAGCATGATTGAAGTCGAAATCCTCCGTGAGCCGGAGGGGCCTTTTGACGATCCGTTCGAGCCAGTTTGGGATGAACAGGACGAATGGGAGTGGTGGCACCAGTGGTCTGGTCTTCCACAGATTGAGCGAATCTGGCAGTAACGTGTAACAACCTTTTCTAACCCTGTGGAGTTGCAACGATGAAGTACGTGCTGTTGGTCCTGACCGCGATCTCTTTGGCCGTCGCTCCGGCGATTGCCGGCGTGCCCGATGATTTGCAGAAGGTGAGCGTCACTATCAAGGCCGGAAACGCCCAAGGCTCCGGCACCCTCGTGACCCGGAAGATCGGCGAAGACACTGTGACCTTCATCTGGACGGCCGCCCATGTCGTCGATGGCCTGCGCACTACGCGCACGGTCGTGACGCCCGAGGGTACGCCACGGATTCTCGTTGAATACAAGGACGCCGAGATCGTACAGGAGCGGCAGCAAGACGGTCGCCGAGTGGGCGAGGTCAAATACGATTGCAAGGTCGTCAAGGTCAGCGATGCCGATTACGGTGAAGACCTGGCCGTGCTCATGGTTCGCTGCAAAGGGGCTTATCCGGCGAACGTCTGCGCCAAGTTCCACAAAGACCCCAATTACATTCCGCCCATCGGCGTCGATCTGAGCCACTGCGGCAGCCTTTTGGGACAATTCGGGGCCAATAGCTACACGACCGGCGTGCTAAGCCAGACCGGGCGCACGCTCCCTATGAAGGGTGCCAACGTCCGGGTCTTCGATCAGGTCACGACCGTTTCTTTTCCCGGCTCGTCCGGCGGCGGCATGTATCTGAAGGACAGCGGTGAGTACATCGGCATGTTGACCCAGGGGGTGATGCAGTTGCAAGGCTTCAACTTCATCGTTCCCGTGAGACGCATCCACGCCTGGGCCAAGGCGTCGAAGGTCGAGTGGGCCATCGACCCTACGGTCCCCTTGCCTAACCTGAACGAAATCAACACGCTCCCCGTGGAGGACGCCGGCCAATCGCCGGGCGGGTATCCGCAGCGCAACCCGGCTGGCGGCCCCGACGAGGGTGGCCTGCCGGCCTTCAAGCCCCCGTTCAACTTCGACGACGCCATCAACTGGGTTGAGCGACTGTTCAACCGCGCGGGGCGTCGGTCCTCTTGAGGCTGTTCTTCCCTCTGCCCTGATCCTGCCTCTTGTGACCGACAGCACTTGAGCCGGGTGGCGGTAGGGCAGCGCCACTCGGCCTCTCTTACACCATCAACCGGCGAGGGCGATACGGAGAGACCATGCGAGTATTGACAAAGAAGAAGGTCGAGAAGATCAAGCAGGCCATCGCCGATGGCACGAAGCAGACCGAGATCGCCAAACGGTTCAAGGCCAGTCGCTCGGTAGTTTCGGACATCGCCACGGGCCGAGTCCACAAAGACGTGGAATGGCCCGGCGGAGAGCCTCCGATGCCCAAGCGGGCCGGCGGCCAGCACAAAAACATCCCGGACTACGACCCGACCGACAAGCGAGTCATGGAGTTGGAGGCCGAGATCGTCCACCTGACGGACGAACGAAACCGCGAACGGCAGAAGGTCAAGGCCGGGGCGAAGATCGCCGGCCTGTTCAAGGCGGTCGTGGCGGAAATGGAACAGCGGATCAAGCCGTTTGCCGCACTTCCCTCTCAACTGGACTTCCGCCGCAAGGCGCAGATTACAGAGCACGTCGTCATGCACCTTTCGGACGGCCACCACGATCAGGTCGTGGTCCCCGATCAGGTTGGCGGACTGGAGGAGTACAACTTCCCGATTTCCTGCGCACGCGCGGAACGATATGTCAACACGGTCATCGAGTGGACGCAAGACACCCTGACTCCGAAGTTCTATTTCCCTGTGCTCTGGGTGCTGGCCTACGGTGACTATACCAGCGGCGAAATCCACAAGGCGTGCGAGCGGTCATACTATCGCAACCAATTCAACAACTGCCTCGCCATCGGGCAGTTGCACGCCCTGATGTACCGTGACCTGGCCGCCCATTTCGAGGAGGTCAACGTGCTCTATCTGGCCGGCAACCACGGCCGACGGACACCGAAGAAGGACTATCTCGGCGCGCACGATAACTGGGATTATCTCTGTGGCGAAGTGGCCCGCCTGCATTGCCGCGATCTGGGAAACGTCAACTTCAACATCCCTGACGCATGGAGCGCCAACGTCAACATCAATGGCGTCGGCTTCAACGTGAGTCACGGCGATGATGTTCGCTCCAACCTGGGCATCCCCTGGTATGGAATGGTCCGCCGGCAAAAGGGCCTGATCGCTCTGGGCGCGGCGGCCGGTGCCCAGCGGTGCCGCTACTTTTGCGTCGGCCATCATCATGCCGCCAGCGTCCTTTCGGACGTGGACGGCGAACTGCTGGTCAACGGGAGTTGGGTGGGCACCGATGCCTTTGCCTACAACTCCCTGTCTGGCTACCGCGAGCCGGCGCAATGGATTCATGGTGTGAATCCGAAGCACGGCATCACTTGGCGGATGAATTGCAAGCTCCGCCATGAGAACGAGAAGTCCGGTCCCAAGCGCTACCTTATCGACGGTGGCCGCGACGTGGGGCCGTTGAAGACATGATGATCGCACCCTGCTTCCAGGATGAGTGCGTCACCCTATACCAAGGCGACTGTCGCGCGGCGCTCGCGGGCCTTACTGAAGAGAGCTTCGCGTGTTGCGTCACGTCGCCTCCCTACTGGGGCCTACGAGATTACGGGACCGAGGGGCAGATTGGCTTGGAGGAGACCTTGGAGAACTATGTCGCCACGCTGGTTGACGTGTTCCATGAAACCCGGCGAGTGTTGCGGCGAGATGGCGTTCTCTGGCTCAATCTTGGCGACGCCTACAACGCCTATAACGGCAATCGCGGCCCGTCAAGGGGCAAGGTGAATCGGCGGCATCACGAGTTCATGCCGGCGCTGCCCAAAGGGCATGGATTAACCTGCAAGACCCTGAAGCCGAAGGATTTGATCGGAATTCCGTGGCGAGTCGCCCTCGCCTTGCAGCGCGACGGCTGGTATCTGCGCGGAGACGTTATCTGGCACAAACCCAATCCCACACCCGAGCGTGTTAAGGATCGGCCCCACAGGTCGCACGAGTATCTGTTCCTGCTCAGCAAGTCCGACCGCTACAGCTTTGTGCTTCCGAAAGACCGGCGGACCAGTGTGTGGACGGTGCCCACGAAACCGTACAAGGGGCATCGCGCGGTGTTCCCGCCGCAGTTGATCGAACCCTGCATCCTCGCGGGCAGCCGCCCCGGCGACTTGGTGCTCGACCCCTTCGCCGGCAGCGGCACCACTTTGGCGACGGCAGCCCAGGCTGGCCGAAAGGCAGTCGGCGTAGAACTGAACCCGGATTATTGCACCCTGATTGTGGAGCGTTTGCGTCATGCCCATTCATCGAACGACAAAAGAAGGTAAGCCGGCGCTCCAGTACGGCGCTCACGGTGCCAAGTACGCCTACACGCCCGGCAACAAGGCGAGCCGCGAGGCTGCCAAGAAGAAAGCAATCAAGCAGGCCCTTGCCATTCAGCGACGGAGCGTAGTGCCTGCGGACCTTTGAGCGAAGGAGCCTGTCATGCCCAAGCGAGTGGGCCGCCGGATCATCGAACACTGGCGCGACGGCGAGTGCATCGCCAAGGTCGAAGTCACGGAAAAGATGATCCAGCGCAACGAGGATGGCACGGCACGAGTCGTGTTTCCACCGGGGAACGTCGTGCTGGCGACGGGCGACGAGTTGCACTTCGACGTGGACGGGCTGATCGAACACTTGAAGGGAGTCAAGTGATGGCCGAGACGAAACTGCGACTCAACCTCTTCCACTTGCGGAAGGGCGAGCAACCCGAGGCGGTCGAGACCTACTACGTGCTCGGCCGCAAACCTGCTGGCGGCATGGTGGCCCGAGTCATTATCGAGGAAGACCTGGACCTGCGAAAGTACGACACGCTGATCTTCGACTTCACGAGTGAGCCAGCATGAGCTTCCGAGCACTATTTTGTGGCGGTCCAGTAGACGGACAAGAGCGTGTCCTGGCAGGGGACTACGGGCGTATTCAAGTTCCCAGCCGGGGCGAGCCGCAGCACGTCTATAGGCTGCTGTTTGCTTTCGGCAAACCAACCACGCTCGTCTACTCGCTCTACGGCGTGGAAGAAACCTTGAACCGGCTGTGGCACCGCTATTCAGGAGAAGATCATGCGTAGACAACAAACTGGAGATCAAACGTGAGTAAGTTGATTTGGTGCCTCTGGCAACTGTTCCCTTGCACTTACCGGACCTTCTACGGCGACGAGTTCGGCCGGATTCACTTCGCCGTCTGGAAGATGTGGTTCGGCCGGTGTTACCGGGTCAACGACGTGATCGTGGACACGTTCACGACCGCGATTGACGACACCTTGCGTCTCCTTGACGCCTTATGTGCTGCCAATCGCGCTCCCGAGTGCTGCGGCGAGTGCTGTCCCAAGTAAACCCTTTTCGATAGGAGAGGCCCAATGCCTGCTGACGATCCGCGCTACGTCGAGCCGCCCGAGGAGTGGGACGACGAGAATGAAGACGACTTCGATGGCGAAGACGACTTCGAGGATGAAGACGACTGGGAAGACGAAGACGATCCGTACTTCGATGACGACGATGAAGACGAGGACGACGACTTCGACGATGAAGACGAGGACTGGGACGAGGACGACGAGGAATACGAAGAGTAGTCGAGCCACCATGCGTGGCAACGATTCCCTCACCGTGGCCGCACGGCCACGGTGAGAGCCGTTCTGCCAGGTCGCCTAATCGGTAAGGCCCGCGACTGTTAATCGCGTCATTGTAGGTCCGAATCCTACCCTGGCAGCTTATGAACACGAAGGACGTTGGCAACATTTCTGAGGCAATGATTCTGGCCGCACTGGCACGGGCGGGTCGTGCCGTGTTGCGCCCGTTTGGCGACAACCTTCGGTACGATCTCGCCATTGACGATAGCGGCAAGCTGGTACGGGTTCAATGCAAGACTGGCAAGTTGAAGCGAGGCGCTGTTGAGTTTTCGGCGTCAAGCAGTCAATGCCATCGTGGTCGCGGTCGGCGGGATTATCGAGGGCAAGCGGATGTATTCGGAGTTTACTGTCCACAGTTGAATAAAGCCTACTTGATCCCCGTAAGCGAGTGCGGCCTGACTCGATGCCGTCTTCGCGTCGAACCATCGCGTAACGGGCAAAGAATCCGCATTCGTGATGCAAAGCGGTATGAGATCGCTTGAACAACCGGAGAAAGCCAATGCCCATCTTCTGTGTTTCTGACCTGCACCTGTGTGACCGGGGATTCCGCGACAACTTCGCCGTGGAAGGCCGCGAGGCCCGTTTCTACAAGTTTCTGGACTATGTGGAGGCCGAGGGCGGCCAGCTTTACGTCTTGGGTGATCTGTTCGACTGGTGGCAGGCCAACTTGAGCAAGTCGATGCGTGTCTACCGAGACCTGCTTGCACGCTTGGCACACATGGGGCCGGTCGGTGCCCTGTGGATCGCCGGCAACCATGACAATACCTTGACCGATTTCATTGGCAGCGAGATCAAGCTGCGGGGCCTCGAATTGCCTGCCATGAGCAAGGCGTTCGAGGCGACCATCGGCGGCCGGCGGTTCGCCTTCCTTCACGGCCACGAATCCGATCCCTATTGCCGGGACGCCAACCCCGGCACCGGCGAGATTACCGCGATCATTTCCGGGCTGTTGGAGGACCGCAATCGAGGGCCATTCGACCGCCATCGCCATGCCGTGGAGGACCAGTTCGTCGGCACGCTGGAAGGGGCCTTGACCCTCTGGCGGAAGCTGACGCTTCAACACGGCCGCCTGGATGAAATGCTCGACGGCGTGGAGGCGTGGCGGAAGGAGGCCGGGGCCGACGCCGTGGTCTACGGCCACACGCACGAAGCGGGCCACATCGGCGACTACCACTTCAACAGCGGCACCTGGGCAAGGACCAACGACACCTTCGTGCGAATCAACGACGACGGCCGCACCGCTGTCTGGGAATGG